TCAGTTATTTGAAAATCCAAAACCACAGTTATTAAAACAGAATGAATTCTTAGAAGAGAACTCGTGGGATATAATAGCTAACAAGTATTTAAATTTGATATAGGAGTTGTGATGAATATAAATGTTGGTTCTGGGTCTAGTAATATAGCCGATTTTATAAACATAGATATCAATCCAGCTACAGGGTGCGACCTAGTGGCTAGTGTACCACCTCTACCTTTGATGGATGAATGCGTAGATCATATTCTAGCCTCACACTTCATAGAACATGTTCCAACTGATAAGAAGATTGAGTTGTTTAATGAGTTCTGGCGAGTACTGAAGCCAGGTGGTCTCTTGGAGATTTACGTACCATATTTCTACAAGTGGCCCGCAATAGCGGACCCTACACACATCAGTTATTGGGTACCAGAGTCTGGTCAATACTTCACTGAGGCTATGGCTTATTTGAATTATGGAATCAAGGTATGGTCCAGCTCTGAGTGGACACTAGATGATTGGGTGATATCCGCAAGGATGATTAAGTGACTTACCCTATAATTATTAACTGTAGAGATAGAGTTGAATGTTTGCGGGATTTAGTGATATGGCTAGAACAGGCAGGGTATGAAGATATCTTCTTAGTCGATAATGATTCAACCTATACTCCTTTACTAGAATATTACGAGCAGACTCCACATACTATCATTAGGTTAGGCTTGAATGTTGGGCATCACGGTCCATGGACAGACCACGAAATTCTCAATACCCTGCGGCAAAACTACTTTGTGGTTACTGACCCTGATGTGATACCAGTCGCAGAATGTCCACCTGATGCTGTACAGTATTTCTTTAATATCTTGATGCGACATCCTGATCGTAATAAGATAGGATTTAGTCTCAAGACTGATGATCTACCAGATCATTATAAGTTTAAGCGAGAGGTCATCAAGTGGGAGAGTCAATTCCAAAATGGTAAGACCATAGAAGCCAATGTGTTTGCCGCGCCGATAGACACTACCTTTGCTCTATATCGTCCTCTCGGCTCGCCCCATATAGACAATGCTGCAAGGACTCAGTTTCCATATCAGGCTAGACACATGACTTGGTATGTTGATTCTAACAACCCAACAGAAGAAGATAGATACTATACCGAACATGCTCGGGTAGCTAATGGGACTACATGGGCTATGAATGAGCTACCATCTGCAGTGACCAACACTATGCCTAAGTAAGATACAATGTAGCCATGATAAAAATGGCTCTTTTGGTTCCGTCTAGAGGTAGACCACAGAATATTGAACGTCTCAAAAGGGATCTAGTAGAATCCTACTACGCAGGACCTGGAGATAGATATTTAGATCTAATAGTGGGACTTGATGAAGATGATCCTTCAGAGTATAGTCCGAGATATCAAAATACATATGAACTAAAACTTGAGGTTAATCCACGGTTACGATTGGGTGGTACATTAAATCTTTTAGCAAATAAATATAAAGATTATTATGATATCCTAGGTTTTTTAGGTGACGATCACTCGCCAAGAGGTACCTGGCAACGACGCATCGAAGAAGAGCTGACGGCCATGCGCGTAGGGATGGTATATGGTGATGACGGACATCAAGGTGTAAATCTACCAACTGCCATATTTATGACTAGCAACATAGTTAAGACGCTCGGTTGGATGGTGCCACCAGGCATGCAGCATATGTATCTAGATAATATCTGGAAAGATCTTGGAGAAGCTGCAGGTTGCATTAAGTACCTTCCTGATGTCAAGATAGAACATCTACACCCAGCTGCTGGTAAATCAGAGTGGGATGAGAGATATGAGGAAGTAAATAGTGCGGCACAATACTCTGTAGATTTAGCTCGTTATACAGAATGGAAAGAAAAACAGATGGCAGCAGATGTAGCTAAGATTAAGGCGATAATGTAATGGAGTGGAAACTATACCCCGATGAGGTACCATTAGTATCTACTTATGAATGGCATAAAGATAGAGATGCGGCACCGCACCTTGAGCAGATACCCCATCAAGCTAGGCTAAATCAGACTCGAAAATATATTGAAATGGCAGAAGATCAATTGGGCATTAAATCTGTAGTAGATTTAGGCTGCGGTGATGGTGGTCTCCTGTCTACCTTAAAAAACATTTATATTAATTCACTTGAATCTAATGGGGCTATTAAGGCATGGGGTTATGACTTCATGCCAAAGAATATAGATTACGCTGTCAATGTACGCCAAGTAGATGCAAGGTTTGGTAACTTCTTAGAAGAGGAAGTAGACTATGGTGACCTCGCAGTATGTACAGAGGTAATAGAGCATCTAGCTAAGCCACATGAGTTCTTAGCTAAACTTTCTACCAAGGTCAAATACTTAGTATGTTCTTCTCCCAACGATGAGAATGATACCTATCATTACGAGGGTCATTGCTTTGCCTGGGATGAGGAAGGTTATCAAAATCTCTTAACTAATAATGGTTGGAAGATATTAGATTATACAAGTATGTCCCCATTCCAAGTTTATCTATGTGAGTCAATTAAATGAATGAAGTTTTAATATCAGGAAGCGCAGGATTTGTTGGGCGTAACTTTCAGAAATGGTTTGCTAACAATTCTCCCGAGACTAATCTAACACTAATCGACATTAAAGAGGGTAATGATTGCCGAGCCTTCTTTAAGATGGTAGACAAGCAGTTTGATCTATGCATTCATCTAGCAGCTACAGTAGAAGGACGCATGGCTATTGAGGGTGAACCCCTACGTGTGGCATCTAATCTAGAGCTTGATAGTTGTTTCTTTAATTGGGCAGTGCAGACCAACCAAGAACGCTTAGTTTATTACTCCTCCTCGGCTGCATATCCCGTAGATATTCAGAGATCAGAAGGTCACCAGCTTAAGGAATCCTATATTAATCTTAACCATATTCGTACACCAGACTTAAGTTATGGCTGGGCTAAACTGACCGGCGAGATGTTAGCGTCTTATGCTCAGGCAGAAGGATTGAACGTACATGTCTTCAGGCCCTTTAGTGGCTATGGAACAGATCAGGATCTTCACTATCCATTCCCGAGCTTTATACAGCGAGTGAAGGACCGCTGTGATCCCTTTGAGATATGGGGTAGCGGCAATCAAGTAAGGGACTTCATACATATCGATGATGTTATTGAAGCCACTATGGTAGCTGTCGAGCAGGATGTGCAGGAACCAGTTAATTTGGGTACAGGAGTGCCGACAAGCTTCAAGGATTTAGCAGACCTTATGTTCACAATAGCTAAGTGGTCACCTAAAGTAATTATGCCCCTAATAGATAAACCAGTAGGGGTCCATTACCGCTGTGCTGATCCCTCTAAGATGTTAGAATTCTATGCCCCACAGATATCTTTAGAAGAAGGTATCCGACGTGCCCTAACTGATTAGTACTATATACTACAGATACTAATCACTAATAGAAGGAGTCCTATGATGACTCGGCCTTTTTGGGATGCGGATAAAGACGCTGAACTAAGCGATCTTCTCTTCGATTCAAATCTCTCCACTGTAGAGATTGCAAAGCGAATGGACGTATCTTCCGCGTTTATAGCTAGTAGGATTAAGGATCTCAACTTAACATGGGTAAAGCGATATAAGGGTAACCTATCAAGGGGCCAGGCTGCGCTTACTCATATTCTCCGTAAGCTCCTACCTGGTGAAGAAATCCATACTGAAGAACCACTTGGTGATAGACTGTTTTTGGATATCTATTGCCCTAAATATCAACTCGGCATTGAATACCACGGACGGCAGCACTTTGAATACGTTGAGTACTTTCATGGAGATATGCAGGGGTTTGTTGACTCGCAAGTTCGAGATGATAGAAAGGTCCAGAAGTGCCAAGATCTAGGCATCGCGCTGGTGGTCTTCCGGTATAATGATGAACTGAATGAAGATATAATCTACAATAGAATTCTTGAAGTCATCAGAAATACCCCTGCCGCCGAGCAGGTACAAACGAAGAGGTCACTAAAAGGCAATGCCTGGTACGAAGCAGGAAAACAAAGACAACGGGATGCTAATCGAGCAGCCTATCGAGAAGCAAAATCAAAACGTATTTCCAATAGAGTATAATATTTATGCTCTCAGCCTACGTACTGAAGGAGCAATTGAGTACTTCTATCTTAATCTAGACCCAGAGCTAGTAGGTATTCCTACTGGAAATACCGGACTGCATGAGCTTTATCTTGCGTTCTTGGACTTCTATAAGCACACTGGTCTACATAAGGTAGATCCAATTGCCTTTCAGTCGTGGCTAACAGAGCAAGGTGGAGGGTTTGTAACAGCCTTGGGTGGAGAGGGGGTTATAGCTCAGTATCTCGATATCTTTAACGACGTACCTCTCTCTACTCCCGAAGCGGTAACTACTGTACTTAAGCATAGAGCTAATAAGCGTAAGCAAATGTTTGCGCTGCAGGAGTTGCAACTTCTAGTTGGTTCTAAGGAGATAAAGACTCAAGCAGACAAAGAGAAGTTACTTAGACTAACTGAGCAGATTAGGGATCTCGAAAAAGAGATGGGCTATGATCCCCTCAGTTGTGTGGTTACAGCACACGACATCGCGGAGAATGTCGATGAGTTATGGGATATCCCTGACTTCATGCCAACTCAGTTCCTGGATCTTAATAAGGCTTTGGGTTATTCTGAGACAGGTGGGTTTGTACGCGGTGGTGTAACTGTTTTGGCTGCACCATCGGGACACGGTAAGTCAACACTAGCTAAGATTCTATGTAACAACTGGCTAAACGAAGGCTATAGTGTTTTGTACATTAACTTCGAAGAACCCGAGAACCACTGGAATCGAATCTTAATGACTCAGATTATTAAGAAGAATGTCTATGCTGGTGCTTCT